ATTCGGAACAACTGCAATCACATTTGATCAGTTCTCTGGTGCTGGACAGATTTCTGCTGGTAACGGTTTAACAAAAACTGGTAACACTATTGATGCAGTAGGAACTGCAAACCGTATCTCTGTTTCTGCAAATGCTATTGACATTGCTTCAACTTATGTTGGACAAAATACTATTACTACTTTAGGAACAATTACAACTGGAACATGGAACGCAGACACAATTGGTGTTGCATATGGTGGAACAGGAATTACATCTGCCGCAAAGGGTTCTGTACTTATTGCAAACTCTGCTGATACTTTCAGTGCTCTTGATGGTGGTGGTGCAAATGATGGTTTCCTATCTTACAGTGCATCTACAGACACAATCTCATGGGCTACAAGTATTGACGGTGGAACATTCTAATAAGTAGTCTTAGGAGATAACACATTATGGCTACTGTTGCGATTAGACCAAAACGCTCTGAAACTGCATCTTCAGTTCCATCTTCAGGCGATTTGGAAGTTGGAGAAGTTGCAATCAACTCTGCTGACCAAAAGATTTATACAAAAAAATCTGATGGTACAGTAGTTGAAGTTGCAAACGCATCTGCTGGTGCTTCAGAAGGTTTCGCAATCGCAGTAGCAGTCGCATTAGGATAAGAAAACATGGCAATACCAACAACAAGAACAGATTTTAAAGAATGGTGCTTAAGAAGTTTAGGCAAACCTGTTATCGAAATTAATGTTGATCCAGATCAAGTTGAAGATAGAATTGATGAGGCTCTACAATATTTCGCACAATATCATTACGATGGTATTGAGAGGGTGTATCTAAAATATCAATTGTCTGCGGCAGATATTACTCGTGCAAGAGGTAATGATTCTGGAACGGTTGCAACTGATGTTGATGGTTCGACAACTGCAACTTGGTATGAACAGCAAAACTGGATTCCAGTTCCAAGTTCGGTGGTGTCTATCGTTAAAGTATTTCCTTTGACAGATAAGGCCGCACTGAATATGTTTGATATTAGATATCAGTTGAGACTGAATGATTTGTATGATTTTAGTTCTACTTCTGTTATTCACTATGAGATGACAATGCAACATCTAGATTTTCTAGATCACATTCTTATTGGTGAGACAGCAATTCGTCACAACCAACATCAAAACAGATTATACTTGGATGCAGATTTCCAGACAGATTTTGTTGAGAACGATTACATTCTTATTGAATGCTATCGCAAACTTGATCCAGCAACATATGCAGATGTTTGGGATGATATCTTTTTGAAGAAGTATGCAACTCAACTCATTAAGAAACAATGGGGTGCAAACCTTTCTAAGTTTCAAGGTATTCAGATGTTGGGTGGTGTTGCACTAAACGGTGATCAAATTTATACACAGGCACAGGAAGAGATTGATAAGTTGGAAGAACAGATTCAACTTGCATACGAACTGCCGCCTATGCATATGATAGGGTAAGTTATGCCAACAAAACTAAATGAAGATACGCAAGTTGCAATTCCATTAAAGAATTTAATAGGATTGATTATTGGTACAGTTATTGCTGTCACGGCTTATTTTGGTTTAACAGAAAGAATTGCGTTTTTAGAACATAACTACACAATGATGGATATGCAAGTAGATAAGAATAATGATTGGATAAATGGTTTCAAACCACCACCAGAAGTTCAAGACACAATTAAAAGAGTTCGTAACTTAGAACTAAAAGTAAAAGAACTTGAGATAAGGTTACAAAATGCCAACTAATGTATATTTCGATACAGGAACAAAACCAGAGCAGGCGCTCTATGAGGATTTGATTATTGAACAACTTCGCATTTATGGGCAAGATGTTTATTATATTCCTCGTAAGTTAGCTGGTACTGATAATATCTTTGGTGAAGATATCGGTTCTTCATTTGAGGATGCATACCTTATCGAAATGTATATGGAAAATATTGATGGATATGAGGGCGAGAAAGAACTCATGTCTAAGTTTGGTTTGGATATACAAGATGATGCAACCTTTGTTGTTGCAAGAAGAAGATGGGAACAGTTTATTTCTATCGACAACAACTTGATTGTATCTTCAAGGCCAAATGAAGGCGATTTAGTTTATTTCCCAAAGGGTGGCAAACTCTTTGAGATTACTTTTGTGGAAGATGAAGATCCATTTCTTCAAGTCCACAATCTACCTACATATAAACTAAAATGCAAAACCTTTGAGTATGGTTCAGAAGCCATTGACACAGGTATTGCAGAGATTGATGTTATTGAAACTGACAACTCTTTGGATATGTTGTCACATCAACTCACTTTGGAAACTGCAACTGGTTCTGGTTCTCTTATATTGGAGAACTCAGTAGAGAATGCTGCGGCGTCCTATATAATACTAGAAACTTATAATGTCGCAACTATTGATGAGAATTCACAGAATGATGACTTTGAACTTGCAGACGATAATATATTAGACTTTACTGAATCTAATCCATTCGGTGATGCTGGGGTTAATTAACTATGATTGGAAATTATTTTTATAACGAATCGACAAGAAATGTCGTAGTTGCGTTTGGTACACTTTTTAACCAAATTCAATTGACTAAAAAAGATAGCAGTGGAAATGTCACACAGACAATGAAAGTTCCACTTGCATATGGCCCAAAACAAAAGTGGTTGTCAAGATTGACAGAAGACCCTAACCTTGCGAAAAAGGTAGCGGTTACACTTCCTCGTATTGGGTTTGAGATTTCTGGTTTGACATATGATGCAACCAGAAAACAAAACAAAATTATGAAGGCAAAGAAGGTACTAGATGGTGCAGATAACTCACAATTAAAATCTGGTTTTATGCCTGTTCCATATAATGTTGACTTTGAGTTGTATATTCTTGCAAAGAACTCAGATGATGCGTTGCAAATTGTAGAACAAATCCTTCCTTACTTTCAACCAGAATACACAGTAACTTTGAGAGAGATTCCAGAACTAGATATCATTCGTGATGTTCCTATCGTACTGAATAGTATCTCTTATGAGGACGATTATGAAGGCGACTTTACAAGTAGAAGGAGTATCATTTATACTCTAAGTTTTACTGCAAAGTATTACTTGTACGGCCCAGTAACGTCTACAAATGTTATTCGTACTGTACAAGTTGACCAGTATGCAAATACTCCAGTTAATGCTCCATCTAGGGAACAAAGATACACAGTCGCACCGAATCCATCGAATGCAACTGCACAAGAATTTGATCCAGATGATGATAACTTTGGATTTAATGAAACAACAAGTTTCTTTGAAGATGCGAAAACTTATAATCCTGTAACTGACCAAGATGAATAAATAATAGAAAAGAATTCCTAAAGGAAGAAACGCATGGCAATTAGAAAAATCATATCAAGAAGTATCGGAGTGGATGTTATCGCTGCTGAGGATTTGGCAGCTGGTTCAGTTGAAACTGCCGAAATTCAAAATGGTGCTGTTACAGGCCCAAAACTCGCAGATAACCTAAACTATGATTCTGGAACACTATACCTCGACAGCACAAACAATCGTGTAGGCATAGGAACAACTTCGCCCAGTAGAAAACTTGAATTAAATGGTGGTGGTGTTGGAAGTTTAGTTACTTTTACAGATGGTGTTGCAACTAACTTCACATTTAAAACAGATGGAAGTAGTGTTGGCACTTTTGGAACTGAGGCTGGAAGCACACAACTTGCCTTTATGGTTGCTGGTTCTGAAAAAATTCGTGTGGCCAATGATGGTGATGTTGGCATCGGCACTAGTTCGCCAAATGCTAATCTTCACGTTTCTGGTTCAAGCACCAATGTTATTAGCGCACAAGTACAAAACAATGAGGGTACTGGAAGTCGTATAGACCTGTACTCTTTTGGCAGTTCTCCTGCTATTCAATCTGCACATAGGTCAGCGATGTATCAATGGACAGGTGCAGGCATAGACTTGTGGACACGAACAGGTGACTTACACTTTGGCACTAGCAACTCAGAAGCCATGCGTATAGACAGCTCGGGCCGTGTTAATATTGGTGGTGTCCAAACAGACGCCGGTGCAAAACTATCGGTTATAAGTGATAGTACAATAACTTCTGGATCATCGACAACAAATGAAGGTATTCTTATGATACCTAGTGCTTCATTGTCATCAAACCAATATGCGCCGTGGATTTCTTGGACAGGGTATCCAAGTAGTAGTGCTGTACAGAGGGGAAGAGCGGGGATTGGTGCAATATCAACTAATAATGCATCAGGTCTGGAACTTATATTTGCTACTAGAAATGCAGCAGATGGTAGTGTTCTTAGTCCTGCTGACGAAAAAATGCGTCTTACTACTGGTGGTCATCTTTGTCTTAATAAAACTAGTGATAGTTTTAATGACAGCGTTGGTATTTCTGTCAATGGTGCAGCTGGGTTAATTAGAATAGAAAGAAACAATGATCCATCTTTACAATTAAACAGAATGAATGCAAATGGAGAAATAGTTCAATTTTATAGAGGTGCTGGAAATAAAGTTGGAAATATTACTGGTAATACCTCATC